TGACAGCGATACTTACATTCAACCAGAAACTGCTCCCGGTAGTGACGAAGATAATTTACAGTTCTTTGCAGGTGGAGTTGAAGTTGCTAACTTAGATCAAACATCATTTAGAACAGATAATGTACAACCACTTACACAACAATTTGTTACATTTAATAGTACAACTTCTTTAAAACTTCCTGTTGGTGCAGACAGTGATCGTCCTACAGGCACAAATACAGCACTAAGAGGTAATGTAAGATTTAATACCGACACTACACAGTTTGAAGGCTACAACGGTACTGCTTGGTCAAGTTTAGGCGGTGTACGCGACGTTGATAACGATACCTATATTATTCCAGAAACTACACCCGGTAGTGACGAAGATACACTTTACTTTTATAACGGTGGCGTTAATACTGCTAAGATTGATGCAACAGACGGTTTGAGTGTTTCTCAAATTGCACACATCGATAAAGACACTGATCCAGAAGCATACGTACAATTTGAAGGAGTTGCAGGTGTTAGACTTCCGACAGGAACAACGTTACAAAGACCAGCAGGTTATGGTGTAAACGATGTTGGTGTTGTAAGATACAACAAAGGACTTCGTGCTATTGAAGCATGGACAGGAACCGCTTGGGCACTTGTTGGCGGCGGCTCTCTTACTGACGGCGACGGTGATACGTTTATCACAGTTGAAACATCAAACGATGATTCAGATACATTTACATTCTATGTTGGTAACAATCTTGGAATTAGTCCACCAGAGTATCCAAAAGCAACATTATCGAGAGCAGGATTTATTGTAGATGGTAAAATTTCTATCAACGATAATGTTATTGAAAACATCAATACAAACGAAGATTTAATTTTACGTGCAAACGGTACGGGTAGAGTATTAATTGATGGCGGCTCAAGTGCGCCAAGTTCAAGTGGTAATGTATTCTTTACAGATCCTTTAATTTCACTTAACCAAAGTGCTCAAGGTTCTAATCAAGTTGACATGGGTATTATTCTTGAGCGTGGTAGTGATATTAACGTTGGATTTGTATACGACGAAAGTGAAGATGAATTTGCGGCAATTCGATCTATTGAACAAGGTACAATGGTCGGTGACATCACTATTAGTGGTTACGAAAACATTAGTGCTAACACAGTTAAAATACAAGGATATACGGCCAACAGGTTAACAATTACCGATGCAGATAAAAAAGTTGTAACAAGCGATAGCGGAACAACAGCATATGCAGAAGGTACTATCGATTTTGATGACGGTAGATTAGCATTACCAAAAGGAACAACAGCAGACCGTGCTGTATCTCCAATAACTGCTGAAGTAAGATTTAACACAGATGATAAGAAATTTGAAGCATACTACCCAGATGGTGGGTGGAATTATCTTGGTATTGGTTACGGAACTCCAGTAACACAAGAAACTTTTGTAGGCGACGGCAGTACTTACGCTTATTCGTTAAGTCAAACTCCAAGCAGTGCAGAAGCACTTATGGTTGCAATCAACGGCGTTGTACAGGTTGCAGGAGATGCATATATTGTTGCAGGAAGTGAATTAATATTTATTGACGACACATCAACAGCATATCCAGTTGAAGACGGAGCAATGATTGATGTAAGACACATGAGTTCTCCGAGTGTTCCTGCTACAAGAGTTGACACATTTACAGGCGATGGTAACACTCAAACGTTTACGTTAAGTGTTGGTGCAAGAGATAAGTATGGAGTAATAGTATTCGTTGATAACATTTACCAAGATCCATTGGTATACAGTGTTAGTGATACAGCATTAACATTTACTGACGAAGCACCAGATAATGGAGCAAGAATTAACGTAATTAATTACAGTTCAATTCCTGCACCAGAAGTAATAACAAGAAGTGAAGCAGTAGATGAAGCAATAACATATTCGATAGCGTTAGGATAATTAATAGTATGGCAAATTCATTCGGAAACAATTTAACAGCAAGCGTAGGAACAGCAGATGTAACTGTTTATACGCCTGGAAACGGACTACTTTACACAACAGTTATTGGTTATACTGTTGCTAATAGAACAACTTCTGCTATTGTAGTAGACTTGTTTATTAGAGATACAGATTCTTCCGAAATTTACTTACTAAAAGGAACTACTATAAATGCAGGAAGTGCATTGGTTCCAGTAGGTGGAGAACAAAAGTTAGTTTTATTACCTAATCAAGAATTATGTGTAAGATCTGACACAAATAATAGTGCAGATGTTACAGTAAGCGTATTGGAGATATCATAAAATGGCAACACTTCCAAAATTTATAGGTAATCCACAGGGTGGTCCTGCAGGAAGAGGTGAAGGACGCAGTTGTTTCCATGGTTTTACAAAAAACGCTAACGGTGATTTAGTTTACACAAGAGTAACTTTGGGAGAAGTAAAATTAAAAGATGGTAACCATAATGATTTGTTTACTGAAAAATACATTGGTGACGATGATGGAATATATTCGATAAATACCAATGGACAACTAATATATACGTATAGAGAGAACCCACAATGACAGTAATTAACCTAGGAAATCTTAAATTTACTTGGAAAGGTGAATGGGCTCAGTCCACCGCTTATAACAAAGATGACATAGTAAAATATGGCCCAAGTGTTTTTGTTTGTATTGATGCACATACAAGTGCAAGCGATTTTGCAACAAATGCCGCTAAATTTGAGGTTATGGCGGAAGGCTTAGAAGCGGCCGGAACATGGAATAACTCAACTCTATACAAAAAAGGTCAAACAGTAGTTTATGGTGGTGCAGTTTATGTTGCATTACAAGAAAATACAAATGCAAATCCAGAAACAGAAACAAGCGATTGGTTAAAATTTGTAGATGGTCAACAATTTGAAGGATTATATAACGCCGGTGCTGAGTATCAAAAAGGTGATATAGTACAGTTTGGCGGATATACTTATATTGCAAAAAATAACACAACTGGAAATGCACCCGACGATGGCATAAATTGGGATATTCATACAAAAGGGTTTCGATACCAAAATGATTGGGACGTAGGAAATACTTACAATCCTGGTGATGTTGTAAAATACGGCGGCCAGTTATATATAAACACTCAATCTGCAACGGGGCCTTTACCAACAAATCCAACTTATTATACACTTCTTGTTCCTGGACAAAAATGGGCAGGAGAGTGGAACAATTCTACAAATTATAAAATTGGTGATGTAGTAAGATACAGTGCAAGAAGTTATATTTGTATTCTTGGACATAACAGTGCAAATTATTTCCCATACAATGCAACTTATTGGGAATTATTAAATGACGGATTAAAATATATTGGTGCATGGAATAATAGTTACACATACCAACAAGGTGATGTTGTTGAATACGCACAATCTAGTTATGTTTCAATAGCAGATGCTAACCTTAATAATACACCATCAGACGGAGCACCTAACTGGGCATTATTATCACAGGGTGATTCAAACGCTGTAATGACAACACGAGGTGATTTATTAACTAGAGATGCTACTCAGGCAGTACGTTTACCAATTGGACCAAGCGGCTCGTTTTTAACAAGCGACGGCACAGATTTAAAATGGGGTCATCTAACTCCGCAAAACGATTACTTTGTATCTCCACAAGGTAATGACTCAAATGATGGTAGAACTCCGACTACTAGTTGGAAAACAATCAAACATGCATGTGAACAAACATTTAGTTTAGGACAATGTAGAATTAATGTAAGTTCAGGAACATACACAGAACAATGTCCGATTAAAGTGGGACGTAGTGTTGTACTCGAAGGTAATGGATTAGGCGCTGTTACATTATCGCCAGATACCACAAACGACAATGGGTTTGGTGTTGGTATATCAGATGATGGATCTACACCAAATGCAAACTCGTACGTGTTCTTAATGAACAATGGTGCAAGATTACGTAACTTTGTGTTCCGTAACTTCTCAACAGGAAGTGTTACTGTATCACTTGACCCAGGCACCGGACCAGACGATACAAGTGTGTGGATTACTTCACAGTCGCCATATGTACAAAACTGTACTAACTTTACTCCGGGTGGTACAGGCATGAAAGTAGACGGTGCATTGCACAACGGTGGTTATAAGTCTATTGTTAACAACGACTTTACACAGATCAATTCAGACGGTATTGGTGTTCACGTACTAAATGATGGACGTACTGAGATTGTATCTTGTTTCACATACTATTGTAATATTGGATATCTAGCAGAAAGTGGCGGTAAAATTCGTGCTATTGTTGGTAACAACTCATATGGCGAATATGGCGCTGTTGCAAGAGGATTTTCACAAGCAGAAACACCTTTAACAGGAACATTAGAACTTAATGACGAAACGCTTAATTCGGTCGAAACTCTAGCGTCAAATGTTCATGTGTTTACAAGTTTTAGAGATACAGTAGGTAACAGAGTTTTTGTTGGACATACTGCTCCTACAGGTACAGATATAACTTCAACATTTGATCCTACAGCAAGTTATCCATATATTATAAAATATAACAGTGCTGGATCATTAGATTGGCAATACACATACGAAGGATCTTTTGGTGCAATACATTCTGTAATAGAAGCAGGACAGAGATATTTTGCAGGCGGCGTATTTAGGGATGGCGCAACAAACAAAGGGTTTGTAATTTGTGTTTCAAAAGCAGGCGAAATTCAATGGCAGAAAACTGTAGGTAACACTAGTGAAATTGTTGATTTAGCAACAGATGGAGATTTTGTTTATGCTGTTGGTGTTCACACTACATCCGGTATGAATGCAACTAAATTTAATGTTGCTGGAGTTGAACAGTGGTCAAGAACATTTAATTATAACGATAGTACTGCTACAAATACTATTGTTCCGACAGCATGTGCTTTTGCAGGTGCACCAACTACGTCAACTGATACATATGCACTTGCTGGAGATGCGACAGCAGAAAACAATTTGTATATTGCGGCATACGACTCTACAGTAAACGAGTCAACAATCACAAGAATTACAGATGCAGGTGTTTTTGTAAACACATATACATACGGTGACGTAGCGGTTAACAGTCTAAGATTAGACACAGGAAACGGTGACGGAATTTACTTACTTGCTGGTGGTTCATATGATAACAGTGGAACTACTAATCCTTTATTGTTTAGAATTAATGTTGACGGTGTAGTACAATGGCAAAAACAGTTTGCACTAGGTTCTGAAGCCGGTGCTTGGAGAGATGTTTTGCCTTTTGGTAACGACATATATGTTGCAGGATATCAAAACGAAGGTACAAACAATAACAACACAGGTTTATTAGCAAGATATTCTTCAAACGGTACATTAGATTGGGCATATAAATTTGATAATGGAACTAACAATATAGCATTTAATGGAGTAATGCTTGACGGTGTAAACGTAATTGCCGCAGGTATTGAACAAGGTAACAGTGTTATTCTTAATGTACAAAGAGATGCTGATGCAGGAATAGGAACAGTAACAAGTGGTTCTTATGCATTTACAATTACTTCACAAACTGAAACAGCGAATACAGTTGTTACAAAAACAATTAATGCTATTGATCAAACAGCAGTAACACTTGGAACAACAGATACTACATTAACACTTAATCAGTCTCCTAGTATTACAAGATCTATTGTAGCAACTAGAGCAGGCTTTGGCGGTATTGGTACAGGTGTACTTTTCAGTATTGATAATTTGTCAAGAAGTCCAAAAAATGGTTGTGTTTTACAAATTGCAGGTGATAGTGAAACTTATTTTGTTATTAGTGTTAATAGTTTCGACGAAGGTGCAGGAACAGCAAGTATTCAGATTAATCCAGCAATACCTTCAAACAAAACACCTGGAGATGGTACAGCAGTTACTTTCCGTGAAGCATTTTCACAGGTACGAATGAGTGGACATGACTTCCTAGACATTGGTACAGGTGGATTTGCCGACACAAACTATCCGGTTATTATTGCAAGTGATTACACACAAGCACCAAACCAGGACAGAGAAACACTTTCAGAAAATGGTGGACGAGTATTCTACGTAACCACTGACCAATCAGGTAACTTTAGAGTTGGTGATTACTTTAAAATTGAACAAGCAACTGGTAGAGCAACTCTTTCATCAGAAGAATTTGACCTTGCAGGTCTTAATGAACTACAACTTGGTTCAATCACAGCAGGTAAACAAGGTGCTACTATTAACGAATTTAGTACAGACGGTACGTTTGCTGACAACTCAGACCAAGCAGTACCTACTGAAAAAGCAGTTAAAACTTATGTTGACTTAGAAATTTCAAATGCTGTTGCAGGTGCTAGTGCTATTGTTGCAGGTAATAGTCCTACACAAACAAAAGTTATAGCGAATACTTCTAGTATTAATGTTGAAATTCAAGGAACAGAAGTTACACAAATTAGCAGTACTGCATTACAAATGAAGCCTGGTGGTTCTTTAAGTTTTGAAGCAACATCAGATTACATGTTAGTACCAAAAGGAGATACTGCAAGTAGACCAGGATCACCCGCTTCAGGATATTTAAGATACAATACAGATACAGAAACTTTTGAAGGTTATAATGGTACTCAATGGAGTGGAATTGGCGGTGGTAATCCATGGATTGAAAAAGGTTTTGCAGATAATGGATTTACAGCGGCAAACAACGATAGAATTTTTGTAAATACTAGCGGCGGCCAGGTCACTATTAATCTACCAAATAGCCCGGCTGTAGGAGATAACGTTAGATTTATGGATATGAAAAGAAACTTTTCTACAAACAATCTAAACATTAATAGAAACGGAAACTTAATAATGGGACTAGCAGAAAACATAACTTCAGACGTCGACGGCAGTGCATTCCAATTAGTTTACAGTGGAGCAACAGACGGATGGTTATTATTAGAGGTGTAATATGAGCAATATTAAAGATTTTCAAAATAAAAATACAGTTTTTACAGGACAAGATGGAATTACAGTTCCTGCAGGAACAACTGCTCAAAGACCAACGGGCACTCAAGGACAAACAAGATACAACACTGATACAGGATCACTAGAATTTTATGATGGTGCTAACTGGGTAGCAACTAACCTTATTCCTACAGTTGACAGTATCACAGGTACTATCTATGCAGGTGCGTCAAGTAGTTTAACACTTAATTTAACAAATGCTACAGATGTTATTGATGTGGTTTATCAAGAAGGCGGAGTAGAACTTGCACAAGATACTGGAGTATCAGCGGCAGGGGGTAGTGCTACAGTTACAGTTCCAGCGGCAGTATACGGTCAATCAGTAGGTGACACAATTAGTATTAGTATTAAAAACCAAGACGGTACACCAAGTGCTAACGCAATAACAAAAACAGTTGCAGGATTACCGACAGGCGGTAATATTACAACGTCTGGAGCATATAGAATTCATACTTTTAACAGTTCACAGACTTTTAATTGTCCAAGCGGATTTAGTGCTACAGCAGAATACCTTATCGTAGCAGGCGGCGGAGGCGGCGGTTGTGATAACTCTGGCGGCGGAGGTGCTGGCGGAATGCTTACAGGCTCTACACCAATTTCAACTAACAGTTACAGTATTGTAGTTGGTGGTGGTGGATCAGGATCAGGACCAAGCGCCGGCGATTCAGGACCATATGCCTCAAACGGAGCGGACTCGAGTGCATTAGGTATTACTGCTATCGGCGGTGGCCGAGGCGGTTCAGCAGGCGGAGCAAACGGCTCAGCAGGTGGATCAGGAGGCGGTGGTGCTGGTGAAGGGGCAAACGGCTCAGGCGGTTCTGGTACAGTAGGACAAGGTAATGCAGGCGGAAACCACAGTAATAACGGCGGTGGTGGCGGCGGTGGTGCCGGAGGTACTGGCCAAAACGGTGATGCTAGAGGCTCGCAATTAGGTGGAAATGGCGGCGCAGGACTTGCTTCGTCAATAAGTGGAAGTTCTAATTTTTATGCCGCAGGTGGCGGTGGTGGAAACCAGAATGGAATTTATAACCAACAGAGTAGAGCAAGCGGTATTGGTGGTATAACTAATGCTAATGCTGACACTAGAGCAACTTCAGGAATAGCAAACACAGGAAGTGGCGGTGGAGCGGCAACGCACACCGTTAACGTAAACCCTGCAGGCGCTAATGGTGCTAGCGGTATTGTTATTATTAGGTATCAATTGTAAGGAATAAAACATGGCACATTTTGCAAAAGTAGTAGATGGTATAGTAACTCAAGTAATTAGTGTTGAACCAGATTCTGATTTTTGGGACAGTTTTGTAGATAACGAACCAGCAGAGTGGGTACAAACATCATTTAATACACACGGTGGCATACATTATAATCCTAATACAGGTGCTCCTGATGGTGGAACACCATTAAGAAAAAATTATGCAGGTATAGGCCACATTTATGATAAGACTCGCGATGCTTTTTACGCTCCACAACCTTATCCAAGTTGGACTTTAGATGAAGATACTTGTATTTGGCAACCACCTATTGCTATACCAGATAAAGAGCATAAATGGCGTTGGGACGAAAATGCTTACCAAGCAGATAATACTACTGGCTGGGTAAAACAAAAGCGTTACGAAGAATTCGACTAATCACAAACATAAACACCAAAAAAATTAGTTCATAAGTAATAGTATGACTAATGATATATTGCAAGGTAAGAGTCATTTAATTTTAGATGACTTTATTCCTGAATCTTTTTCAAATAAAATTAAAAGTGATTTAATGAATCCTTATTTTCCGTGGTATCTAAGTAGAACTTTACTCACAGTAAAAAATCATGAATTTGAACTGGCCAAAAAAGACTACAACAATATACAAGAATATCTTGCATTTATTCATGTATTTTTTGATAATGACGGTGGAAATACAATACGTAATTCAGATACTGCACCATTAGTAGAAGATTTGTTTAGAGCAATTCTTCACAAACTAGATTTAGATAGTGGAGAAATATTGAGGTGCAAAGCAAATTTTCAAACACAACATAGAAACAAAATTAACGGTAGTTATAATACACCGCACATTGACAATGAAGTTCCACACTACGCAGGTGTATATTATGTAAATGACAGTGATGGAGATACTTTTTTGTTTGAAGGCAAGGAAGAAATTGCAAGAATTTCTCCTAAACAAGGTAGAATAGTAATCTTTAACGGACTTACTTTACATGCAGGATCACATCCTTTTGAAAATGATTTTCGTATGGTAATTAACTATAATTTTAGGTTATAAAAATGGAATACAATTTTATTGAAGTTTATGAAAATGCTGTAGACAGTCACACGTGTGAAAAAATTATTAAACACTTTGAAGAAGTTAAAAGTGCAGGACTATCTATAGATAGACAATCAAAAGAAGGTGTTGCAAAACTAACCAAAGATACTGACATGTATGATTTAACAGGTACACCTGACCTATTGCCAGAAAACACTATAACTTCTGCAAATGATAAAATTATTTTCCAAACATTTAAAGAAGCATTTTGGAATTGTTATAATCAATATATTACCAAATATGATTTAACACAAACAACTACACACACTTTAGACGGGTATGTAAAGATTCAAAAAACAGTACCAGGACAAGGATATCATGTTTGGCATTGGGAACAAGATAGTGTTAATCATGGCCACAGGTTATTATTGGTTATGTTATATTTGAATGATGTAGAAGAAGGCGGTGAAACAGAATTCTTATATCAAGGATTACGTGTAAAACCTAAACAGGGTAGTATTATGATGTGTCCTGGCAGTTTCACGCACACACACCGCGGAAATCCGCCCTTAACCGGTGAAAAATACGTTATGAATACTTGGGCAGTGTATATTAATTAAAGGTATTATATCCTAAATTCTTTTCAAAATCTAACCAACTTTTCATAGTAAAAGCACCTACGCCCATATAACCAAATCCTCCATTGTGCGAATCTTTTAAACTAGAAATTTGTTTTACAGTCTCTTGCCAATAGTTGTCATTGCTAAGTTTGTTGTTAGTAATATTTTTTGCATGTGTCCAAAAATTTGTGTCGTAAGTACTACCGCCGTGATACAAATAACAAATACCTAGTTCTATATTATTTGCTAGTATATCTAATTCTTTGTTTACGTTTTCTTCCGTGTATTTCAATTGCAAGTAATCAAAGAAATAGCGTAATACTTGATCATAGAAATAGCCACTTAATGCTTCAATAGGTTCATAAAACAATGCACGGTTTCCATTTTTAACAATTCTTCCTTCTATATATTTTTTTGCTCTATAACTTTTAAAATTAAACTCTTTTAGATTATCCCCGTTAAAGTCGTTGTCTGCAAAAAATGTAGACATATTTTTTATTGCATCTTGCTTTGATGTTATGTCGCTATTATATAGATATCCCCAGCCTTGTCTAGTTTGTAGAGGAATACCAAACATCCAACCATCAGGTGTTGCTACATGATGTGTATATTTCCATTCTCCGGGTTTTGGAATCATATTAACTAAGCAAGTGTTTACAGGAATATGTTGAGAATAATTATAATCTTCATAATCAGTAGGCCAGCCACCGCAGTCTACTATAAAATCAAATACATGCACTTTATCATCTATTAAAACTTCCACGCCATAATCTTTACTTTCAGTACTTTGCACGGTTCCGTGAATTTCATTAAATCTATCTTTGTAAATTGTTTTAAATTTTTCAAAAGTATATTCTTTAAGTTTGAAATTATTAAAATGTATACCGTATCGAGGAACCATCATATGGCTATAAAAATCATGCTCTCGCCAGTTTGTAAATTTTACGCCTAATTTTAGTGTTGCATCTACTAAATTGCTATGTTCTTCTTCGTTTAGATTAAAACCTATACTGTTAAAAAGGTTTTCAGGAATTTGTGTTGACGTACTTTCGCCTATTCCTAGTATTGGTTTTTTTGGATCATAAATTGAATAAACTTCCCAAGTATTATCAAGATGTGCAAGGCAGTGTGATATACTCATTATGCCAGCAGTGCCAATTCCAATTATTCCTATACGTTGTTTGCTCATACTATTAATTATGACGTTTTTAAAAAGGTAATTACAGTTATGAACATATCACTATTATTTCCTAGACCAGTTGGATTAGAAACAGTAAATTTCATTAGCAAAGAAGATCGTAATCATTTACTCTCTTATCAAAATAAATTGCGTCCAAATTACGGAAATCGTATTACAGAAAATACATATGTATTGGAAGATAAAGAACTAGCAAACTTAAAACAAAATTTAGAAAGTGCGTTGAATAACTTTTTTTATGAAGTGTACAAAGCAAAACAGTGTCGACTATACATAACACAAAGTTGGTTAAATTTTGCAGAAAAAGAAGAGTTCCATCATAAACATTGGCACCCAAATAGTTTTATAAGCGGAGTATTATATTTGCAAACTATACCAGATGATAAAATTGTTTTTACATCAAATTTAGAACATTTAAATGTATTCGAATTTGACAGCGAAGAATATACACTGTTTAACAGTAACACTTGGTGGATGCCTGTTGAAGATAATTCGTTAATATTTTTTCCTAGTAATATGAATCACGAAGTTAATAAAAATACATCATCAACTACTAGAATTAGTCTAGCATTCAATAGTTATATAAAAGGATCTGTGGGTAATGCGCCGCATCTTAAAAAATTAAATCTCTAAAAAACTGTACCAACCAGTTGCAATGTATTTTGTCTGAGTTACAGAAACAATTCCACGATGTGTATGAGTCCAGTATGCAGGCCATATAGCACAACTACCTTGTTTGGCTTGTATTTTTCCTAAACCATAAAATTCCGTTCCAGCATTTTCAACATCATTTAAGTAAACCATCCAAGCAAGAACTCTTCTATCAACAAGGTCTATGTGAGGATGATATTCGCTATGCCATGCATAATAACCTTCACCGGGTTTATATCGTTGTATATTAAATTTTTCACGCATACCCCATGGAGCAATGTCATCTAAAAACGGGTATTTTTCTTTATATTCTGTAATTTGTATATTCAAAAATTCAAATAACTTTATAATTGAAGGCCTAAATGCATCTGAGTTTGCAACATCATCGGTTATACCCATATCAGTGCTTGCTTTGTATTGTTTTTCAACGCCAAACTCTATTTTATCTTTCATGCCTATTTTTCCTGGTTTTTGTAACCAAGAATGTTTTTCAAATTGTGCAATTAAATCATTGCATGTTTCAGCGTCTAATGGTGTCTTTGACTCGTGTATAAATGTTTCCATACTAATAATTATCCTACTTTTTTAAGCAGTATCGTATCTTTGATTACACGCTAAATACACGTAGCAAGGAAAATTATACATGGCAAGAACTCGAGTATCATCAGGACAAATTAACCCAAATATTAGGTTTACAGGAGCCAAAGGAATTGTTGTACCAAAAGGAGCAACATCTGGAAGAAACGGTGCACCTGAATCTGGTGAAATCCGCTATAACACAGATTTAAATGTAATGGAAATTTACAACGGATCTGTTTGGGGTAGCATGGGACCGTATCCGTTTGCCTTTACAGAATATTTTATCGGTGACGGAACAACCTACGAATTTTTGTTGACAAACAATGTAACTGATGCTAACGACATTATTGTAACAAACAATGGTGTTCAGATGCGAGCCAACAAAGATTTTAGAATCATTGACAACAATGTACTAAGTTTTACTGAAGAAGATAGCACACAGAATCCTCCAATTGACGGATCAGAAATTAACGTAAGAGGATTTTCACCAATTACAAGTGCAAGTATTCCAGCAGGCAGTGTTACACTAAACGAACTTGCTTTCTCAGACGGCAGTTCGGGACAATTTTTAACTACTGATGGAAACGGAAATTTAAGTTTTGGTAATGTAACTTATCCTTCAAATTATTCAGTAGGCGGCGATGTAACCGGAACTACTGACAATATACAGTTAAAAGCAAACACAGTTGGTATTACAGAACTTAAAGTAAGTGACGGTCAAATAGGACAAGTACTTGCTACAGACGGCAACGGCAACTTATCATTTATTACAGTAACAGGAGGTGCCGGCGGCGGCGGAACCGCTACTAACTTTTTTGATTTAACAGGACAAATTGCATACAGTCAAATTCCAAATGGTATCATTACTATTGAAAAAATGAATGTAGTAGATGGTAGTCCTGGTCAGGTATTATCAACAGATGGTAATGGCACTTTAAGTTTTATTACGCCAAGCAGTATTAACACAACAGACAACTTAACTGAAGGTGTTAATAATCTATACTTTACAAACACAAGAGCAGATGCTCGAGCAGATTTAAGAATTGGCGCCGCTGACATATCTGATTTAAACGATGTAAATGCTACAACACCAACAACAGGTCAAGCACTTGTTTATAATGGTGTAAGTGGCAACTGGGAAGCAGGTAATGTAGCAAGTTCACAAAATGTGTTTACAACATTTACAGGCGACAGCGGAACAACTACAGCCAATACAACTACAGACACTTTTAACATTGTAGGCGGCACTGGTATTTCAACAGCAATTAGTGGTGATACTATTACTATTACAAATACCGGCGGATCTTCAGGAAACGCATTTACTAACATTGCTGTTAGTGGTCAGAACACAGTACAAGCAGATACATCAGCAGATACAGTAACTTTTGCAGAAGGTAGCGGCATAACGATTACTACAAACAATTTAACAGACACTGTTACTTTTGCAGTTGATAATGCAAACAAATACACAAGTTTTATAAGTGATAGTGGAACAGCAACACCAAGTGCAACAAACAGTTCTTTAACTGTTGCAGGTGGCACTGGTATTTCTACAAGTGTATCAGGCAATACACTTACAATCGCAAACGATGCACCTAAGTGGTATACTATTGCAAGTGATAGCGGAACAACTAATGCCAACACAGTAAATGATACCTTAACTATTGCAGGCGGTACAGGAATATCAACATCAGTAGTTGGCGATACAGTAACAATTAGTACAAGTTCTGCTTCTAATAATTTTAACACAGTTGCAGTTAGCGGCCAAGGAGATGTTGTTGCTGACTCGGTAGGTGATACATTAACTATTGTTGCAGGTAGTAACATTTCAATTACAACAGATCCAACCAGTGATAGTATTACAATTAATGCAAGTGCAGGTGCAGGTGGTTCTGGTACTGTCACATCAGGTACAGCAGGGCGTCTTGCTTACTATGCAACTACAAGCACTACAGTAGCAAATACATCAAGCGGATTAAGTTGGAACAACGGCACAAACACATTATTAGTACAAAATTTAAACCTAACAGGCACCGCAGGAGATATTACAAGTACTGGAACTATTACAGCAGACACAGTTAATGCTGATGTTATTCAAAGTACAAATATAGGTGTACCTACATTTGAATCTGGAAGTGATATTATTCTTAGTCCAGCAGGTGTTGTAAGTGTAAGTAATAAAAAGATTTCAGATTTAGCACATCCTACATTAGGTAACGATGCGGCAACAAAAGGATATGTCGACAGCAATACATTTACAACAATTCAAATTGCGGCAGACGACAGTACACTACAAACAATTAATCCTGGTGAAAGTATTAAGATTGTTGGCGGATCAAATGTAACAACAACAAGTGATGCTGAAGGAACTATAACAATTAGTGCTACAGGCAATAATGCATTTGGAACTATAGCAGTAAGCGGACAATCTAATGTTGCGGCAGATACAGCAAATGACACATTAACATTTGTTGCTGGTACAGGTATTACAATTACAACTGATGCCACTGGCGACAGTGTAACAATTAATACATCAGCGGCAACACAACTTAATGAATTATCAGATGTAGACACAACCGGTCTTGCATCAGGAGATATGCTATATTATGATGGATCAAACTTTGTACCATCAAGCGGTCCAGTAATTGAATGGAGTATTGGCATGAACGGTACTACTGATTACACATTCGACGGCCCGGGTTTCCCGTCAACTGCAAATGATCCAGATTTGTATTTGTATAAAGGATTTACTTATGTGTTTAATAACACCACAGGAAACTCGCATCCTTTTTATATTAAAACAACGCCTGGCACAGGAACAGGAAACCAATACACAGACGGTGTAACAAATAATGGAACTATTAGTGGAAATAAAACAATATTTACAGTGCCGATGGGTGCACCGTCAACACTTTATTACCAATGTTCGCTACATGCGGCAATGGTTGGCACAATTAATATTGTATAGGAGATAACATGAGTGCGGAAGAAAAACGTGCAGTAGTAACATTATACAAAGGTGTAAATGCTGACCAGTTTTTAGATAACATGACAACCGCATTTGGTAGTGATGCAATTCCTGCTCGTAATGTTACACTGCACAACGAAAAAACTGATTCTATTTCAAATTTTGACTTTGTTCTTACACAAGCAGAGGCAGAAACACTAAAAAATGATCCTCGTGTAAGAGATGTACGTTGGGGATCAAAACAAGAAAACGGTTTTATTCCCTTACCAAGTGTTATTGAACCAACAAGAAATCACAACAGAGATAACACAGTAGATAACACTGATTACCCGTGGGCCTTTGCAGAATGTACATCATTAACATCAAGATATGCTGGCGGTACTACAACAAACTATACCCATGCATACAGTCTTGACGGCACAGGAGTTGATGTAGTAATTCAAGACAGCGGAATAGAAGTTGGTCATCCCGAATGGAACACACGAGATAGCAGTGCAAGTAGATTAAAACAAATTGATTGGCCCAGTGCAAGCGGACTAAGCGGAACTTATACACAAGGTGGAAGCCACTATACAGATCAATATGGCCATGGTACCCACTGTGCAGGAACAACAGCAGGAAAATATTATGGGTGGGCAAACAACTCAGACATTTATGCTATTAAGATTTTTGACACAGATGCGTTTGGTGTTAGTGCAAGTTTTAACATGATCCGAGGGTGGCATAACCTTAAAGGAACAGGACGTCCTACAGTAGTTAATATGAGTTGGGGATACTATGGAGAATATACAAATATTACTGGCGGAAACCATAGAGGCACAGGTTGGACTGGAACTACAATACAAAACCAATACGGAATGATCAGTGCTGGAAACTTAAACAGTTCATTGACTGCTTATACTCATCCTACACGAGTTACTTCTGTAGATTCAGATATTGAAGATTGTATTGCCGCTGGCATTATTCTCGTTGGCGCGGCAGGAAACGATTATCACAAACAAGATGTAGTTGGAGGGGCTGATTATAACAATTATTGGACCAGTTCTGTATTTGGTACTCGCTATTATCATAGAGGTTCAACTCCAAGTGCATCATCAAATGTTATTGCTGTTGGTGCCATTGATTACCAATACCAATCCGGCGAAGAACGTCAAACAAACTTCTCAACTACTGGTCCAAGGACAGACATTTATGCACCTGGATATGCTGTACAAAGTGCAATCCCAGTTGGTGCTACGCTAAGTTCAAATACAGCAAATCATCCAGACGATTCTAATTTTAAAATTAGAAAATTACAAGGAACGTCAATGGCCAGTCCTAATGTAGCAGGAGTAGTTGCTACGTTACTTCAAGCAAGACCAAATTATACACAAGAAGATGTTAGAGCATGGTTAGAAGAACAAGCCGCTGAAGGAAGATTATATGATCCTACAACCGGAACTCCTGCTACTGATTATGTAAACTATTATGCGTTACAAGGAGGGCCGAACAAGTACTTGCAAACACCATTTACAAGCGGTTATCCCCAAAGATTCGCTGGTGGTATTAGATTTTCCAGTTAAGCATAAATACTTGTAACATTAATTTGGAGACACGATTATGACCAGCAATGCTCGAATTATAGCAGATTTAAGCGGTTCCGGCGGCGGAGGCGGCGGCGGTGAATATGCTGGCACACGAGAAGATTCATTTCATGCATTAACTGTCGATGATGACGGTATGCTAATTTACACAAAGTTTGACATGATTGATAGAGGAACTGCAATTCAATTAAGCAAAGACGCTGGAAGCACCACGTGGGAAGGTGTAACTTACAGTTTTGATAACTATAATCATGCAACTGGTAAACCAAACACCAATACCTTATATGATCAATATAAGTTTAGTGGAAGAGAACAGTTTTATTTTATCAACGACGACGGCGATCTTATTGTACGATTCAATGAGGATTATGCCTACACGGAGCCAAAATAAATAAATAAGGATGGGTAACAAAACATGGCAGATTTTAATTTAGGTAGAATCAAATTTAAGTGGAGAGGTGCTTGGAACACCGGCTATTCGTACGTCAAGGACGATGTAGTACTGCATGGCGGCATTTCTTATGTAGTTAAAGAAAATCACACATCTTCGTCAGTAGAAGCAGATCTTACAAGTAATAAACTTGAAAAGATGGCAGGCGGTACTGATTGGAAAGGTGATTGGCAAACAGGAACAGATTACAAACGAGGCGACGTTGTTAAGTACAAGTCAAATGTCTATATTGTTACCCAAGGACATACTTCCGGCGCTGACTTTGAAACATCTACATCTGCTGATGCTACCTTATATATTTCAGGTATTGAATACGACGGTGAATATGACAATACCACAGAATATAACATTGGTAACCTTGTTACTTATGGTAATTCACTATACTTAAACATCCAACATACAACTGGCGGTAATAAACCGAGTGGTACAGCGTCAACAACAACTTATGCTATCACAGTAAATGTTGATACACTTGGCGGTACTGGCGGAAACAGATATTTCGTTGATGGAACACAAGCACCAGATCTTGCGTTCACAGAAGGAAATACATACATTTTTAATCAAGACAACGGAACAAACACCGGTCATCCAATCCTATTTTCTAAAACAGGTAACGGTACACACGCAGGCGGTATAAGTTACGAAGAAGGTGTTGAATATTATCTTGATGGCCAATTACAAATTGGCAAAACAGAATATCTTGTAGGCTTTAATGCCGCAACTACAAGAGAAGTAAGAATTACTGTTGCTCAAAGTGCACCAGATACACTTTATTGGTACTGCCATAACCATGCAGACATGACAGAACAAGCAACTGACGGTGATTGGTCAACAATCACTATTAGTGAAAGTTCTGCTTATTGGGCACTTGTTGCCGCTGGCTCTGGTTGGAGAGGCGAATGGAATGCAAGTGAATCATATTACTTACAAGATATTATAAGATATGGTGGTTACTTATATATTGCTAAAAATGATTCAACAGGAGTTAATCCAACAAATACAAACAGTTGGGATATTTTTGCAACATCATACAACGAAAGAAGTACATGGGATAGCGGCACAAGTTATTCCGCTGGTGACGTTGTTAAGTACGGTGCAAAACGTTACATTGTTAAACAAGGTCAAACACCGCCAGTAGGTACAACTCCAACAACAACACAATATTATGATGTGTTTGTTGAAGCATTTGAATACAGAGGTGTTTGGGACGAAAATGCTGGAATATACTATCCAGGCGACATTGTACTTGAAGGTGGTAGATTATACGAAGCACAAGTAGTACACACTCCTACACTATCAAATAACCCAAGTGATCCTGCTTCAGGCGGCGGCATTTGGTCAACATTCTTACCAGGTATGAATTGGAAAGGCCAATGGGACGTTGCTGTAACATACTATGCAGATGATGTTGTTGAATACAATTTAAGTTCATATATTGCATTACGTGAAACGATTGGTGATACTCCTAACGTTTCGCCAAGTGATTGGAATCTTGTAGCACAAGGTGATGCAAGTACAATTACTACTACAAGAGGTGATATTATTGTTAGAGGCACAGTTGGTAACATTAGACTACCAGTTGGACCTGCAGGCTCTTACTTATACAGTGACGGTACTGACGTTAAATGGGGTAACCAAACTCCGCAACAAGATTATTTCGTTTCGCCACAAGGTAATGATGCTAATGATGGTAGAACACCTGCAACAGCATGGCGTACTATTAGACACGCTTGTGATCAAACATTTAATAGAGGCCAATCAATTATTCAAATTGCTTCTGGAACATACGAAGAACAATGTCCAATTAGAATTGGTAGAGGTGTAGTTGTAGAAGGCGGCGGACTTGGTGCTGTTGACGTACAACCAGATACTACTAACGATAACGGATACGGTGTTGGTATTTCAGATGACGGATCTACACCAAATGCAAACTCGTACGTGTTCTTAATGAACAATGGTGCAAGATTACGTAACATTGTGTTCCGTAACTTTAGTACAGGATCGGTTCAAGCATCACTTGACCCAGGTACTGGCCCAGACGACACAAGTGTATGGGTTACTTCACAGTCACCATATGTACAAAACTGTACTAACTTTACACCGGGCGGTACTGGTATGAAGATTGACGGCGGCCTACACAACGGTGGTTATAAGTCAATGGTTGCTAATGACTGGACACAGGTTAACAGTGACGGTATTGGTATTCACGCACTAAATGACGGACGTTCAGAACTTGTATCAGTGTTTACATATTATTGTGCTGTTGGTTACTTAGCAGAGTCGGGCGGTAAGATTCGTTCTGTAAACGGTTCATCAGCATATGGTGAAATAGGTGTTAAAGCAAACGGATTTTCACAAGCAGAAGATCCATTAACAGGTAACATTAGACTTGAAACACAAGAACTTGATGCTATTCAAGAAATTCAGCACAATGTTACATTTAAGAATTCATATAAAGATACAACAGGCGATGTATTTGCTGTTGGTCATACTAATCCTACTTGGTCTGGTTCAGGTGAGACAGGGTTTTCAAATACTGATTCATATATGTACTTGGCACGTTGGACTGGTAATGCATTTGATTGGCAGGAAACAATTGGTGAGCCAACAAATGACAACGTAGGTTTCCCAGGTGAACTACTTGCTATTACAGAAGATGAAGCAGGCGGCTACTATGCTGTTGGTAGAATTTATCAAAGTTCACAATACAAAGGATTTGTTGTTAAGTTTACAAGACTTGGCGAAGTTAACTGGCAAAAAACACTTGCTAACTGTACTACAATTACGTCTGTTACACACGACGGTGCACAAGGTTTGTATGTTGCTGGTAACCACGCAACACAAGGTGTAACGCTAACTAAGATTTCAAACGGTGGTGTTGTACAATGGAGTAAAACACTTAACTACGACGACAGTACTGTTAATAGTATTTCTGCTGTTGCACTTGATTATGGTAGAGAAAGTTTATCAAGTACTGTTACATATGAATCCGAAGGCGATGCATCATTAGAAGGTAAGATTTTCTTAGCATTTGACGACAACACTGCAAACCAAACAGGTATTGCAATTTACGATTCTAATGGTAACTACCAAAAGAGTTATCACTTAGGCGACTTCACTATGATGGATATGAAGTTTGACAACACCGGTGAAGACGGTTTGTACTTTGTAACTTGTGGTCAGTTTGTGAGAGATGTAATATCTTACGTATTCCCATTAGAACAATTAACATATGCAAGTGGTACATCATCAACTGTTGCCCTTGTTAACGTTGGCGGCGGCCAAGGCGGAAGTACACGTATTTCAATGAACACCGGCGGTGCAACACTTGATCAAAACGCAGATATTATTGCAGGTTATAATTTATACAGCAGTGGTGGCGGCGTAGCAACAGTTGTTGCTAACCAAGGTGTAAGTGGTAACGTTCAAAACATTGACGTAAACATTACATCAGGTAGTTTCCAAAACGGTGAAACAGTTGAAATGAGATCACCGTCAACACTGACCCAGTATAACAATCCAATCGTTGCAAGAATTAGAATTAGTGACGGTGACATTGCGTGGCAAAAACAATATGCTACACTTAAAGAAGGTTATTATACTCGTGTAACACCGTTAGGTGACGAAATTTATGCTGTTGGTGCTGTTGAAACATCAGCAGGCAGTGGTATATATAATGGTTTGATTTCAAGTTTTGATAGCCGCGGCGTACACGCATTTAGTAGAGAACTTTCAGACGACGGTTCGGGCGTTGTATTAAGATCCGTTGATATTGACGGTGTTAACTTGATCATGGCAGGCCAAGCAAATGGTAATAATGCAGGCTACTTTAACTTCTCAAGAACAGGTGGTTCGTTTGGTACGTTAGACGATTCAAGTGGTAGTTATCAGTATATTACTGTAAGTCCTACTATCGAAGACGACACAATTCTTGATTATGTATTCCATGATATGGATCCTGCAGATGCAACATTAACATTAACAGAAACAAATGGTATTGTTGAAACTGCTCCAGAAAACAAAGTATTAAATATTCAAGCAACACGTTCAGGTTTTGCAAGTATTGGTACTGGTATCAGTTTTGCTGTTAACGGTCTTGAAAGAGGTATTAAGGACGGTTCTGTAGCATTTATTGATAATGACCCAGAAACATACTTTATTATTGGTGTAAGTAACTACACTGCACCAACTATTGCAGATGGTAATAGTCCAAGTGCTTATGCGCTTTTAAATGCTAATAAAACATTCTTACAAGACGAAGTTATTGGATGGATCAATTATCAAATTGCAAATAACATTTCACCATTTACTACATCGTTTACATACGATCAAACACTGTGTAGACGTGATGTTGGATTAATTGTTGATGCTGTATTGCATGACTTAGACTTCGATACTAACGGTGAAAGCGTTGAGGCTGGCTACAAGTATTACGAAAATTCATCGGCACTTTATGCTATTACAACACAAAAAGCAGAAACTGTTGCATCAATTGGATATCTAAAAACAATTATTGCAAATGTTATTAACGAAACTGCTCCTGCGGCAACATATTCAGCAACACCACAGGTAACAGACCCTGGATTAACTGCTGAAGCAGGTACTGACACTACAGCACAAAATCTTGTTCAAATTGTTATTGATATTATTAACATTGGTAAGACTGCGGCACCTGCAAAAACTAATTATGGTAGTGCTAACATTGCACTTGATCCTAAGATTCCTTCAAACAAAACACCAGATGAAGGTGCAAGAATTGTATTCCGTGAAGCGTTCTCGCAAGTACGTATGACAGGACATGACTTCCTTGATATTGGTACTGGTGGTTTTGCTGATACTAACTATCCAGTTATTATTAAAGCAGACTACACACAACAGCCAAGTCAAGAATTTGAAACAGTTTCAGAAGGTGGTGGACGAGTATTCTACGTAACCACTGACCAAGATGGTAACTTCCGAGTTGGTGATTACTTTAAAGTTGAACAGGCCACAGGTAGAGCAACACTTTCATCAGAAGAATTCGACTTAACAGGTTTGAACGAATTACAACTTGGTAGTATTACTGCTGGTAAGCAGGGTGCTACAATTAACGAATTTAGTACAGACCCTAACTTAACAGATGTTTCAGATAACAGTGTACCAACTGAAGGTGCTGTTTACAAGTTTGTTAAATCAGGATTTATGGGCACTGATGCAATGGTACTTGCACGTGGTACTAATACACAACGACCTACAGAAACAATTGAAGGTATGTTGCGTTATAACACCACGCTTAAGACTATTGAATTCTACGATGGTACTGAATGGGCAGTATCGGGCGGTGCTGGTCTAAGTATCGTTAGTGTTACACCTAACATTTTTGATCCAGACGTAAACACAACTATTGAAATACTTGGTGATAAATTTACTGATCCAACTACAGTAGTAATTGGCGGAATAACAGTTCCGATCAGTCAGGTAACTTTTGTAAGTGAACAAGAATTACAAATTCAAACAGGTGTTGGTACATTTAGTGCGTTAGCGGCAGATAGATACAACATTGAGTTAACAGCATCAAATGGTAGTAAAACAACACTACCACGTGGTATTGAAGTTGACAATGCTCCGGCACCAAGTACACCTGCAGGTTCATTAGGTAGTTTCCAAGAGTCAACAGCATTTAGTCAAACAGTTGGTGCTACTGATCCAGATGGTGATACTATTGTTTACTCAATTGAATCGGATCCAGGAAGTTTGTTTACTGAAAACGGCGGTCCGTTGACTATTAACAGCGGTACTGGTGCAATTACTGGTACACTACCAAGCGTTCCAAGCACAACAACATTTAACTTTACTGTAAGATTTGCTTCACAGGGCGAGTATGGTAGTGTATATACAGACGTTGCATATTCAATTGAGGTATTACAGAATACTGCACCTACTATTACTTCACCAACAGCAGGAACTACACCAGGTGGTGATGATGGTACTACAACAGATAGCACTTATGGTACAACAAGCATTCAACTTACTGCAAACGAGCCTGATCCAGGACAAACACTAACTTACACTGTAACAAGTGACCCAGACAACATTTTTGGTAATGGTCTATCACTTAACAGTGGCTCGGGTTTAATTAGTGGTACAATTAACCACAGTTGGTTGAACAGAGCATACTCAAGAACAGCAACAGTTGAAATTACTGCTACTGACGATGCGGCGTTCCCAGCAAGTGACAGTGTATCATTTAACATTACTGGTAGAACTACTTGGAGATACAGAACACTTATTAACAGAGGCTATATGGCAGGTGGTTATAAGAGTAGTGTACCATGGTCAAACGTAAACAGAACTAATCACTCAAACGATACAACAAGTAACTTAGGTAACATCATGTCCCAGCCAGGTACATATATGGATGGTGGATTCAGTGACGTAACAGGTTGGACATGGGGTAACGATCCAAGTTATCCAACTAACTCTAACAGAGGTTGGGCATTTAACATGACTAACGATACCAGTAAGGGTTTCAACAACGGTAACTTGAACATGAGTACAGGAAGAAACGACCATGGTGTATCAAACGAAGATACAAGCAAAACAGTAATTACTGGTGGTGGTTCTGCTAACACAGATATTATGACACACTCAACAGAAACAATGCGTACAAACGTAAACAATTCAAGTTTGAGTTCAGACTATCTTGGAGCGGCATGGAGTGAAACAGCAGGTTATCACTGGAACGGAACACACAGAAAGATTTCGTTTAGTACAGAATCTTGGAGTGGTATGTTTGGAACACAAGGTACACACTCTAAAGGACTAACAAGTAAGTATGGTTACTACTATATTGGTCCACCAAACAACTCACGTAACCTTGAAAAAGTCAATACTTCAAACGACAGTTCAATAGGTACAATTGGTAACTATCCAAACGGACAGAACACACAAGGCGAACATAACATGCAGATGGGACAAGACGCAGGTTATTCAATTGGTATGTGGCAGGGCTCAGTGGGCCAAGCCAATGACAGTTGGAAACTTACATATTCAAACGATTCATTTAGTAACGGTAACAGTGGACAAAGTGCTCTACAGCCAAAAGGTCAACCGGGTTGTTCTTCAGGCGCAACATTTAGTACAGGGATTTAATTGATATGAAAATACTATACTTTGGAAGAGAACAAGAAAACGGTTACATGCGTACAGTTAACCCTTTATATGGTGGAATTGTTGCAGATGTTGACGACAAATACTATGAATACATTGATTGGTCAAGTTTTGTTTTTGCAAAAAAACTAACTGACGAAGAATATGAGTTTGGTGTATCAAAAAGTTTAAAACACTATAATGAATACTGGACTTGTGACCAAACTGACGAAGTAACTGATACATGGCGTCCTACTAAAGAATCTAATCTTGGTAAAGACAAAGATGAAAACGGCAATACTTGGACTAAAACCAAAGTGTCATGGACTGCGGAAGAAGAAGCAAAGATTGTTAATTTTGATAAAGCATGGATTACTGGAAAACTTGCAGTGTATGCCATAAGTGCTTATTCAACTCTTGATGTTGATCGCGGCCCAGTTGATAAAGAAACTTGGCAAATTCAATATTCACAAGCCAAAGAATATAAACAAACTAATTCTGCAGGAACACTACTAAAAGAGTTGGCTAATGCTAAAGGTGTTACTGTTGCTAATTTAGCAGATTCTATCATTAGAAATAGTGAAGAATATCAGAAAAAAGTTGCCAAAGTATTAGGTATTTCTACAAAACTACGTAAAGAACTTAAAAATGCTACTACAGTAAGACAAGTACAAGCGTTTTGCCAAAAATACTTAGAATTACCGTTTGGTATCGACAATATCGAAGAAACTCCAGCAAGAGAGTTGTTCAATAATATCTAACCCACTCTTTTAACAAGATAAGTACTTGTATATTTTTATAGGAGTACTTAAATGTCTGCTGATTACACTGACGACGAACTTATTAAATATGCGTTTGATTTTGACTACGCTTATAGCAACTACCAAATGGAGAGTTACGTTGTTAACACTGGTATTACTGATTGGCGTAAAGCAAAACAATGCTTAATTGAAATTGAACATCGAACTCAAGCATTAGATGATCACGGCTGGAATCTAAAAAAGATGGAAGCCAACACTGAAATTCTTAGAGAAGATCTTGAAAAAGAAGAGTCTCCTGCAAGACGCAAACTACTACAAATTGAAATTGACGAAAAAGTAGAGGGTGCAGAACGAACAAAAAGACGTATTGAAGGTATTAAACGAGAGCGATCTCGTTTAATTGATTCGTTTAGAAAGATAGTTCCTAATAAACAGGAAATGCTTGAACTTTCTGAAAACGTGGAAGAAAAAGAACGCCAATATTGGATCTCAAGAATTGGTAAACAAAGTGCAATGGAAATGCTTTCGTATGGTAAGATTGGTACCGGTAACATGGAAAGTATCATGCAAATGCCGCACGACGATCAAGAAAAAATTATTAGGGGTGCATTAGAGTATACTAAAAAGTTTGAAACAGGTATCTTATCATTAGAAAAAGATGTCCAACAACAATTACTTGAACAACTTAAAGATGCTGACATGATTGACCTTATACCTAAATTAGAGGATACTATTGAAAAAAATGCAAAACTTCTCGATTCCCCTGAATCCGAAACTTGATTATGAAAGTTTTACAGGAAGGTTTGTACCTTTCCTTGAAAAACATAAAGAATACATTTATGATGTATATTTTACTTGTCGCATACCTCCGTTTGGGCAGGATGCAATGGGAGATGTTTTCCATCAAGGAGACTGGGGCGCAATAAGTCAAAATGCGTTAGAAATTCAACGCAATCTTGGTATACCCGTAAGTGCAACTTTTAATAATATCAATGTTCCGCCTACAACAGATAACCTAAGAATCTTTATTGAAAATTTTAAACCGTTGTACGACCAAGGAGTACGTATTGTAACACTACCGCATACTATGTGGATGCTACAAGGAGCAATACAAAAACAATTTCCTGAATTGCGTGTTAAAAATACAATTTTACGTAACGTGCAACGTGCAAATGAAGTTGTAAAACTTGCTGAAGCAGGATTTTACTATGTAAATCTTGATAGAGACTTAATGCGTGACCGTGACAAATTACTTGAAATCAAAGAAGCAAAAGACTATATAAGAAAAAACATTTGTGAAGATTTTAAAATAAGTCTGCTTGCTAATGAAGGCTGTTGGGGAAATTGTCCTGTACAAGACGAACACTTTGAATTTAACTTCGCAAGAGCAGAAGTACAAAGTCCTACATTTTTTATGGATCCTATTTCTAAACCTACATGCCCTCGTTGGGACGCTATGGATCCGGCGGCACAACTTAAAGTGGCTAATTTTACTCCATGGAGAGATGATTGGTTAGAACTTATGGACTGCGGTATTGATGTATTTAAAATGCATGGCAGAGAAGATATTGGTAGACTATGGGAAACAGTCGATCTTGTAGAAAAGTTTGCAAGTGAACAAGAAATATTATTTGATAATTTTAATGAATTTATCGAAATTGGGGATCTTGATAATAAACCTATTAAAGTATGGCGAGACAAAATTAAAAATTGTAAATTTAATTGTTGGAAATGTCACTACTGCGAAGATGTTGTTAGTGCTAAAACTAAAAACAAATTTATTAGTTCAGTAAACACTGCGATAGAAAAAAGTATGGACGAACAAAGCAAATGTTCACAGTCAACTTTAGATATTGAAGGGTTAACGAGTCATAAAGTAAAACATTTTTTAAATAATCTTTGCGAAGCAAAAGATGTAAGATATCTTGAAGTAGGTACATGGCACGGTGCAACATTTTGTAGTGCATTAGAAAATAACAAAATACAAGCAATATGTATTGATAGTTGGCACACTAATGACATTGAACCAATGAGAGATGTTGAAGGATGGGAAGGTAAGGACGGAAATCCTTTAGAAATATTCCAAGAAAATCTTTCAAAAGTTAAAGGAACAAACAAAGTACTTGGTTTTAATGAACCTGTTGAAACATTAGACTTGACAAAAATTCCATATACTTGTAATATAGTATTTTATGATGGCGATCATACTTACGAACAAACTAAAAACTTTTTAGACAGATATTATGAAAAGTTTGAAGAAACTATGGTACTAATTATGGACGATTGGAATTGGACACAAATACAAACAGCAACAGACGATCATATCAATGAAATGAATTATTCAGTACTATACAAAAAAGAAATAAAAACTACAGGAGAAGATCCAACTGATTATTGGAATGGCTTGGGTATTTTTGTTTTAAGAAAAAAACGCGAGCATATCACTTAATGGTTAATTTTACTGTCATACGTAACTTTATAAATGAAGAAACTGCACAGTTTCTTTACGAATATCTATTGTTTAGCACAAAAGTTTATATCATGCAAGGCGACGACCCTATGGCAAAAACCGGTGATGCAATGGTTCCGGGTTGTTTAGGCCCAAGAAGCGGTGATCTTGTATTTGATAGTTTTCTAAATTTTATGCATAAAAAGGTAGAAGATGCTACTGGTAAAAAATTATATCCTACATATACATATGCAAGATTATACACAACTGGAAATACATTACCTAAGCATATCGACAGACCAGCATGTGAATATAGTTTAACTGTAAAATTAAGTGACAACAGAAAAGGCAACTGGCCTATTGTAATTGAAAATGAAAAAGTATATTTAGATGATGGAGATGCAGTAATATACAAAGGGTGCGAAGTTGAACACTGGAGAGAAACATGTGATATTCCAGATTATTTGTTAGGTCAAGTATTTTTACATTATGTAGATGCTGACGGTCCTTACAAAGATCATAAGTATGATAGTTTTTATGATAAAGGAATCTACTTTGAAAAAGGAATTAAGGAGTTTTTGTAATGCAGTTAAACTCTATTTGGCCTACACACTTTGGACTCTCGCAACGTGAAGATACTGATGATCATAAAAAAATCTATGACTTGATTAGAAAACTCGAACACGAACAAAGTTTAGATAACGGCGAAGGATTAGGGTATGTAACAGACGGTAGCATACACAATTATAACGAACTGCAATATCTAAATAGTTGGTTAATAGAGCAAGTACATGCTTTTATGGATAGTGTTGGATGGGACGTAGATAAGGAAGATATTTTTATTGCTGACAGTTGGGCAGTTTTAAGTAAAAATAGCGCCAGCACACACAAACCTCATATTCATGCAAATAGTCTTATTAGTGCTGTTTATTACCTAAATGCTCCAGAAGGCTCTGCTCCGTTAGGATTACTTAAACCAGACTTTAAATGGGAAAGCTGGCAACCAGATTTTAAAGAAAGAAATAGTATAACTGAAGGCGAATATTATATTCCTGCTAAAACTGGACAATGTGTAATCTTTAGAAGCAGTATTCCTCACATGACTGGGCAAAATAATTTTACTAATCCTTCAGAGTTACACGAACGTATTGTTATACCTTATACATTTAATTTAAAAAACTTAGGAAAAAACAGTAGGGGAAGAAGATATGGAATATAATACACTTGGTTTCTTTCCTACAGGTTTTGTAGAGTTTCAATTAGACTTTACAGACCAAGAAATACATGAAATGATTGATGCTGTTGAGTGGGTTAATCATAAACAAGGATATGAAGAGTTTCCTATGTATCAAATATCTAAACAAAACCTTCATACACAAGTAGAATTTAAAAAATTTGCTGATAAAGTTATAGAATGTGGTTACATATTTTGTAATTCGCTTGGTTATCAACCTGAAGAATTAAAAATAACAAGCATGTGGATGAATAAATTTGAAAATGTACAAAGTATTGGTCCGCATATGCATACTAACAGTTTTATTAGTGGCGTTTATTATCTAAATACTACTCCTGAGCAAGGAGGCACTGAGTTTTATAATCCTGTTAGTAAGATGCGTAACATGATCAGCATTAAAAGAGACGGACACAGTCCATTTTTAACTGATAAAATTGTCAGTAAAGCACAGGCAAATAAAATGGTAATGTGGCCAAGTTATGTAGAACATCGAAGTGAAAAGAACATAACTAAACGTACAAGATATACAATGAGTTTTAACATTATTCCAACAACATTGGGAAATCAAGAACATTTTAATTGGGCAGAAATCAAATGATTAAAAAAATTATTATTTTAGGTGGCGGAACAAGCGGTTGGTTAACTGCCGCATATTTAAGAAATACTATTCCAGAGGCAGTGCATATTCAATTAATTGAAAGTAGCAAAATTGGCATTATTGGAGTAGGCGAAGGAACACAACCTTACACAATGCAATTTTTAAGAGACTGCGGCCTACAACCGTTAGACTGGATGAAAGATGCTAAAGCAACATACAAGTTAGGGGTTGAGTTTGATGGTTGGGCAGATAAGCCTTATTTTGTTGATAACGATAATTTTAGTACTTTTTTATTAGCACCTGAAGTTCCTACATTTAATTACTGGCTAAGTCAAGACAAGGAAGACTTTTTTAACTTTTTACAAAGTTATCGTGTAGCAAAGAAAAATTTATCACCTAAACTTACGCATTTAATGGATTTTACACACGGTTGGTTATCGCCTACATGGGACGCTGTGCATTTTGATGCACATGAGATTGGTAACACTATTAAAAAGTTAATTTCTACAAAAATTAACCACGTTAATGCTGACATTGTTGAAGTAGATACCAACGAACGTGGTGTTAAATGTTTACGAGACAGTAAAGGCGAGGAATATTCTGCAGATTTGTATATTGATTGTAGTGGATTTAAAAGTATTCTATTAGAAAAGACTCTTGGTGTTAGATTTATTGACGAAACAGAAAATTTACCATGTAATAAAGCCGTTGCAATACCTAAGCAGTATACAAATCCACAAGAAGAATGCCATCCATACACAAAAGCAACCACAATGAAGAACGGTTGGCGTTGGACTATACCTACATTTGAAAGAATTGGTAACGGATACGTATATAGTGACAAATATTGTACTCCAGAAGAAGCAGAAGCAGAATTGCGTGAAGCAATTGGCGAATATGATGCTGAAGCAAATCATTTAAACATGCGTATTGGTACACACGAAGGTGTTGCACACCACAATGTTGTTGCTGTTGGGCTAAGTGCAGGGTTTGTTGAACCACTCGAAGCAACAGGAATCACATTTACCACAAAAACTCTTGAATTTTTAGTACATAGCCTAAGAACGACCGATGGCCGCTGGCTACAAGACAACATTAATTTTATTAATAACGAGTTTTTAAAGATGTTTTACGAAATTCGTGACTTTATTTTCCTACATTACAAATTAGCATCAAAGAAAGATACAGATTTTTGGAAAGATGTTACAGAAAAAGAATATCCTGATACATGTAAGCAGAGATTAGATCATTTTTTGCCTGGACCAAAAGATCAAATGTTTATACCAAATATAACAAGTATGTTCCATACAGGACAATGGTTTGAAATGCTACACGGAAGTGATTTTTATGAAGGAAATTTAGCATTTTTGAGCGACGAGTATGTAAAATATGCGAAGAGTTACAAGGATATTGAAGATTTTAGAATTGAACGTATGATGCAAGACTTACCTAATCATTACGACTACCTTAAAGATTGGTATAGCAAGTTATAAATAGTATTATGATCAAGAAATTCTATACAACACACGTTTACGAAGTTACCGATGTTAACCAAGATGATAGTTTTGTCATGGGGCCGTTTTTTACCGAACAAGTAAGAGTAGCAACAAGTCAATTAGGTTTTCATATAGTGTTTACACGATCTGAAGATGACCTTAATGAAGTGCTTACGGCAGAAAACTATGATATTATTATTCCACCAAACACTGTAGAAATTATGCCTAACATTAGAGGTGGAAAGATTGCTGTGCGTCCTATAAAATATGGCGAAGATAGCACGTTTGTTGATGGAAAAATTAGTATTAGTGAAATAGACCTACTCTACGATCCAAGACGATAATGAATTATTATGCTCTATTAGGAATTACACCGAGTGCTACTTCCTCTGAAATAAAAGAAGCATTTAGAAAACAATCAATGAAGTATCACCCTGATCGTCCTACCGGTAATAAAGATAAATTTAATAAAATTAAAGAAGCATACAACATATTGTCAGACACGCAAAAAAGAAATCGGTACGATATCTATGCAAATGTTGTTAGAGTTGACGTATCTGAAGTCACTGTTGAAAAAGATCAAGAACTTGAATTTAATATTTCTCAAGCAATGGGCAGTGTAAGCATACAACGAGTTAAGTAAATTTCTTTTTTTGATGAAATGTGTTTTTATATGCATCATTTCCAGGCTTGCCAAGAAGTTCTTGATGAGTATCCCATTCAACCATATTAGCATCACCAATTTCCATGTTCCATGCTTGTCTTTTAAATGGAATAACTTGTACCATAGCAGTTTCTTGAGTAAACTCGATTGATTCTCCTGGCTCAATATCGAGCAAGAACGGAAAGTTAACTGGCACTCTATATGTGTCGGTATCGACAATCCCACTTAAGGTTTTAAATTTTGTATTAGAATCATTTAAAGGATGAATAAACAAACAACTCCAACCAGGTGGTGTTGAAATAATCCACGGACTTGAAAATTTAAGTACTGATAGGTCTTTCCATGGTGTTGACTCGTATTGTCCTTTAACGTGACTGCTCATAAAAATACTACCCTTTGTAGAAGACTTTGTTATATGTCCTTTTTCAGTCTTAGTTAAAGTAACACTTCCGCTGTACGGTATAATGTATCCAGCAGTTAACGCATCAAGAAATGGAGGACATTTTTTAACAGTTGGTATAGTGTTAATTTTTCCTCCCCATTGCGATGCATGTTTAAACCAATCTGGTACATTTTTTGTAGCAGGATATGGTTTTGGTATGTCGTCCCATTGATCAAATGTTTCTACTACCTGTTGACCAGGCGTTAGTGTGTTGATAGGAACTGAGGGTTTTGAAAATTTAATAGTCAATTTGTTCATGTGTAAAATACTTATTCAATAATTAATAGTATGACAAACGATTTGACAGTCCATGGAATATTCCCAACACCTATTGCAGAATCGACTATTGATCTCCCAGACATTTCACATATAGTCTGGGAACAACAGTCTACTGGAATTGAACAAAGCGAAGCAGAACTTCATCAAAAAGCAGTAATGCAAGAATTCTGCGATACCATAGTTAAAAAAGCGGAAGAATTTTCAAAACAGATTGGGTGGAGAGACGAAAAACTGTGGATTACACAGATGTGGGCAAATAGATACACACCAGTAGAAGGCAAGGAAGGTGGATCAATTAAGGCACACTTTCATAGCAACAGTCTTCTTAGTGGTGTTGTTTATTTTACAGATAGTAGTCCTACGAGATTTTTTAAACACGACAAAACACCTACACTAATACAAACAAAAAATGAAAACACAACGCCGTTTATTACTGAAATATTTACGGTTGATGCCATCAAAGGACGTTTAGTATTTTTTCCAAGTTATCTAATACACGACAGCCAACCATGCGATAAAGAGCGTATAACAATTAGTTTTAATCTGCTTCCTACACAGTTAGGTACTCGTTTAGACTACAATTTTGTTGATCTATCAAATTGTAAATCTTAACTAAATACATGCAATAGGAGCAATCTATGGCTGAAATTCGCAAAATTTACCCAGGACGCGGCGGTACAAGTGTTGTAGCATTTCACGGTTTTACAGTGCTAGCCAATGGCGATCTACAGTACACAAAAAGCACTGACGATCAAGATATTCAAGACGGCGATCAGGATGACAACTACGTAATGTATGAAGTAGCAACACGTGGTGCTACATATAAGATTAACTCGGATGGAGAGTTAGTACTCCAATACGAAAGTGATGAATAAATACTACAAAGATTATAGGATTTAATTAAATGGCAACAAGTACTATTACACTGGGTAAAGTAAAATTTAATTGGACAGGCGACTGGTCCACTTCTACAGCATATGTTAAGGACGATGTAGTAAAATACGGTCCAAATGTATACACTTGTTTAACAGCACACACATCACAAGCCACTTTTGCTCCAGACGTTGCTAAATGGGACCTAATGGTTGCGGGTCTTGAAAATGCAGGTGCATGGAGTGGAGCAACACTTTACAAAACAGGGCAAACAGTAACATATGGTGGTGCTGTTTATATTGCACTACAAGAGTCAACTAATCAAAATCCATATGATGAACCAGCATATTGGCAAAAGTTTGTAGATGGTCAACAATTTGAAGGTAACTTTAATCCTGCAACTAACTATCAAAAAGGTGATATTGTTTACTATGGTGGATATAGTTATGTAGCAAAACAAAACACACAACTTAATACTCCAATTAATACTGCGTATTGGGACGTATATGTAAAAGGCTTCGAATGGCAAGGACAATGGCTTGCTGGAACGCAATATAAACCAGGTGATGTTGTTGAAGACGGTGGCCATCGGTATGTAGTTAAAGAAGGACAAGCACCTTTAGGAACACTGGTGTCTGATAATACTGTTTGGTTAAAAATATTAGATGGTTTAAAATGGAGAAGCGACTGGAATAGTACAAACATTTATCGTCCTGGAGACCTTACAAAGTTTGGCGGCAAAGTATATCTATGTACATCACTAACTGGTGAAAACGCTCCTGATGTAAATTCAAATTTTGATCTATTTACTGACGGCACTCGTTGGCGCGGAACATATTCTGCATCAAATCCTTATACAGTAGGCGATGTAGTAAGAGTAAATGGAAGATCATATATCTGTATTGAAAGTTATGATAATGACGGATCAACTAATCCAGAACCACCTAATTCAAATTATTGGGAATTGTTTACAGATGGGATGTCATGGCAAGGTACTTATAATGCCGCTACTGAGTATGAAATTGGTGATGTAGTTGAATATGCACAGTCAAGTTATATTAGTACCTCTTCAGATAACGTAGGAAATACTCCAACATCTGGTGCACCAAACTGGAATTTAGTTGCACAAGGTGATAGTAACGCAGTACTTACGACACGAGGAGATTTATTAACTCGTGATGCTACACAATCAACAAGGTTACCAATTGGACCGGCAGGTTCATTTTTGTATAGCGACGGTACAGATATTAAATGGGGCCATCTTGTACCTCAAAACGATTATTATGTATCACCACAAGGTGATGACACAAACGATGGTCGCACACCAACTACAAGTTGGAAAACAATTCAACATGCGGCACAACAAACATTTAGTTTAAGTAAAGCACGTATTAATGTAAGTTCAGGAACATATGCAGAACAATGCCCAATTCGTTTAGGTAGAGGTATTGTACTTGAAGGTAACGGTCTTGGCGCAGTTGATATTTCACCGGACACAACTAATGATAACGGATACGGTGTTGGTATTTCGAGTGACGGATCTACTCCAAATGCAAACTCAACTGTGTTCCTTGTAAATAACGGGTCACGTATTCGTAACTTTGTATTCCGTAATTTTAGTACAGGATCGGTACTTGTATCACTTGACCCAGGCACCGGCCCAGATGACACGAGTGTATGGATTACTTCACAATCACCGTATGTACAAAACTGTACATCATTTACACCGGGCGGTACTGGAATGTTAGTCGACGGCGGATTACATAACGGTGGTTATAAATCAATTGTTAATAACGACTTTACACAAGTTAATAGCGACGGCATTGGTATTCATGTAAGAAACGACGGCCGCACAGAAATTGTAAGTTGTTTTACATATTACTGTAACATTGGTTACTTGGCAGAAAGTGGTGGTAAGATTCGTGCTATTGTAGGTAACAACTCATATGGAGAATACGGCTCTGTTGCACGTGGATTTTCACAAAGCGAAACTCCACTAACTGGACAACTACAATTAACTGACAAAACTATTGACAGTGTTCAAACACTTGGATCAAACGTCCATGTGTTTACTTCATATCGCGACACTGTAGGTAATAGATATTTCGTAGGACACACAGACCCAACTGGCACAGATATATCCAGTTCATGGGATAACACTGCTTCGCATCCATTTGTTGCTAAATTTAATTCAGCAGGATCACTTGATTGGATTTATACATATGAAAGTGCATTTGGTGCAATTCATAGTGCTGTTGAAGTTAGTGACAGAATTATGTGCGGTGGTGTTATATATGACGGTTCAAATAAAGGATTTATTTTAAGTATTTCGCGTTCAGGTGAAATACAGTGGCAAAAAACTATTGGTAACACTTCTGAAATTGTTGATGTAACAACAGATAGTAATAATTTATATGCAGTTGGAACACATACAACAACAGGATCTACAGTTATTAAATTAAATCCTGCAGGTGTTGAACAGTGGTCAAGAACACTTGAATATAACGATAGTGCCGCGGCGAATACACTTGTTGCTACTTCTTGCACATTTGCTGGGACTCCAACAACGTCAACAGACACATATGCTCTTGCCGGTGACGCAACAGCAGAAGATAATTTATATGTAGCAAGTTATGATTCAACTGCTAATCAAGCAGTAGTTACTCGCATTACAAGTGTAGGAAACTATGTTGCTTCATACATTTATGGCGACGTACGAATTAACAGTTTACGTCTTGATACAGGCAATGGTGACGGAATTTACTTAGTTGCAGGTGGATACTATGATCCAGCAGGTGCAGTAACAAAGACTCCATTAATATTTAGAACAACAGTAGACGGTCAAGTACAGTGGCAAGTACAAATGCCAGACGGTAGTGAAAATGGCGAATTTAAAGATGTATTACCGTTTGGTAATGACGTTTATGCATCGGGTTACCTTAACGAAACTACCAACAATAATAACACCGGACTTGTTGCAAGATTTACATCAACTGGTACATTAAATTGGGCAAGACGCTTTGATAACGGAGCAAATAATATTGCACTAAATGGCGTAATGCTTGATGGTGTTAACGTAATTAGTGCAGGTATTGAACAAGGAAACTCAGTTATTGTTAATGTACAACGTGACGAAGTTGGAGGTATTGGAACTGTAACAAGCGGAAGTTATGCATTTTCTCAGTATCTTGGAACAGAAACAAACACAACTGTAGTACAGCGAAACTTAAACGAAATTGAGCAAACGTCTGTTACATTAGGTACCTCTGACACTGCATTAACATTAAATCAATCACCAAGTCAAACAAGAACTGTAACAGCAACACGTCCGGGCTTTGCTGGTATTGGAACAGGTGTATTGTTTAGTGTAGACAGTTTAAGTCGTTCACCTAAAGATGGATCAGTACTACAAATTGACGGCGATAGTGAAACATATTTTGTTATTGGTGTAACTAATTTTGACGAAGCCGCAGGAACTTGTCAAATTCAAATTGATCCAGCAATTCCAAGTAATAAAACACCAAACGATAACACTACCTTAACATTCCGTGAAGCGTTTAGTCAAGTTAGAATGAGTGGTCATGACTTCCTTGATGTAGGTACTGGTGGATTTGCTGACACTAACTATCCAGTAATTATTAGTTCTGATTATACACAGCAACCCAACCAAGACAGAGAAACACTTTCAGAAAATGGCGGTAGAGTATTCTACGTAACTACAGACCAAGATGGTAACTTCCGAGTTGGTGATTACTTTAAAGTCGAACAAGCAACTGGTCGTGCTACATTAAGTTCAGAAGAATTTGACTTAGCAGGTCTAAACGAATTACAGTTAGGTAGTATTACTGCTGGTAAGCAAGGTGCTACTATTAACGAATTCTCAACAGATGGTACGTTTGCTGATAACTCAGATGAAGCAGTACCAACTGAAAAAGCAACAAAAACATATGTTGACACTGAAATTTCAAATGCTGTTGCAGGTGCAGGTGCAATCGTTGCAGGTGTTGATCCTAACAAATCTAAAGTTGAAGTATCTGGTACTGGTTCAGCAACTGATACTATTGATTTTGATATTAACGGTTCTACTATTGCTCAAATTGGAAAAGAATACTTAATGATCCCACAAGGAACAACAGCAGAAAGACCAGGGTCACCTACAGATGGTTACATTAGATATAATACAGATTTAGGAACCTTTGAAGGATATTCAAATAGTCAATGGAGCGGCCTAGGTGGCGGTAATCCGTGGATTACTAAATCTACTGCTGGATACACTGCGCTAAATAATGATAGAATTTTTGTTGACACAACAGGTGGCGCATTTGGTATTGATTTACCAGCAACTCCTAGTGTTGGGGACAATGTAAGATTTGTAGATGTAGCAGGAAACTTTAATACATTTGCACTAACTATAGGAAGAAATGGAAGTAACATAATGGGTGCGGCAAGCGACTTAACATTATCAACACAGTATGAAGGATTACTACTAGTTTACAGTGGCGCTACATACGGCTGGGTAATTCAGGAGATATAAGATGGCAGATAGTAGAGATTTTAAAAATAAAAATACCAAATTTACTGGCACAGAAGGTATCGAAATACCTAGTGGCGGAACTGGCACTAGGGGCGGATCACCGGCTGTTGGTACATTAAGATATAATAGTGATTTAGGTTTTGTTGAACAATACAATGCTACAGGCTGGGCAGGTATCGATGCTCCTCCGACTATTACAAATATCACAGGAACAATTAGTACAAATATAGATAGTACAATTACTGTCACAGGTAGTAATTTTAAAGCAGGTTCAACTATTACAGTTGAAGGTGCTGGTGTTGGTAACGTAGCACGTTCTGTTGCAACAACATTTGTTAATGCAAGTGAATTAACTTTTGTAACAAATGCTAGTGCAGTAAACTACGTAGGTGGTGCTAGTTTTGGTGTAAAGGTAACTAACCCATCAGGACTTGCTTACTTGTTAGATCCTGCAGGAACTATTAATTCTGCTACAACATGGAGCACAGCGGCCGGAAGTTTGGGAACATTATTAGATAGCCAACGAGGAAATACGATAACAGTAACAGCAACCGATCCTGACGGATCTCCTACATATTCTGTAGTAAGTGGAAGTTTACCAGCAGGCGCAAGTTTAAATAGTGCAAACGGTCAGATTACAGGATTTAGTGCAGTTGGTTCTGATACTACTTCAAACTTTACTGTTAGAGCAACACAAGCAGGTGTTAGTGTAGATAGAGCATTTAGCATAACAGTTAGAGCACCAAACACTGCAACAGGTGGAACTATAACTACAAGCGGTACATATAAAACTCACGTGTTTACAAGTAGTCAATCATTTACAGTAAATTCAACACAAAGTGGCGGAATGGATGCAGAAGTTCTTGTTGTTGCTGGAGGCGGATCCGGCGGAGCGGCATATGCAAACAACTGTTCAAATGGTGGCGGCGGTGCTGGAGGATTATGCTATCAAGCATCACGCACGGTGAATACAGGAACATATACAGTAAACGTTGGATTAGGCGGAGGTGCTGTTAGCACAACGTCAAGAGGTAACAACGGCGGTAATTCACAGTTTGATACCATTGTAGCAATCGGCGGTGGCGCCGGCGGCGGCGGAGCAGGTAACTACAACGCAAACAACGGTGGCTCAGGCGGAGGTGCGGCATGGCCAGGTAACCCAGGTAACCCAGGTAATGCATTACAAGGAAATTCAGGCGGCGCATTAGGATATGGTAATGCAGGGAATATTAACGGAACTTCTTCTCCAGATTGGGGAGGAGGAGGCGCTGGAGGCGCAGGCGCTCAAGGTCAAAGAGGATATAACACAGCCGGGGGAGATGGCGGTGTTGGTAGACAATATGTACAATTTACACAACAAGGTGTATCACTAGGTGATCCTGCAGGATGGTTTGCAGGCGGTGGTGGCGGCGCCTGTTGCGATAACGGTGCTTCACAAGGTGTTGGACTAGGTGGTCAAGGAGGCGGCGGATTTGGCGGAGGTGGCGGTTCTAACGGAACACAAGGACCCGGCGATGATGGAACAGATGGCACTGGTGGCGGCGGTGGCGGCGCAGGCCAAAACCAACCGTCAGGACGTGGCGGAAACGGTATTGTTATTGTAAGGTATCAAACGTAAGGATAAAACATGAGTAGATTTTGGGCAAAAGTAGTAGACGGTGATGTAGTTGACATGATTGTTGCAGATGAAGAACATATTCAATCTGGATTAGCAGGAGATCCAAGTCTTTGGATCGAAACTCCTAGAGACGGAAAAGGACCAACACACAGAATACACGAAGCAGGAGTAGGATTTACTTATGATGCAGAAGCAGACGTTTTTGTTCCTGGACAACCTTTTCCAAGTTGGACACTAGACAAATCAACATACACATGGAGACCTCCAGTTGAACCACCAGCACATGTAGGTTGCCATAGATGGGATGAAGAAAATTTAGTTTGGATCGATGGCGGTGATCAAACTATGCCCGGCTGTTCCGAATAATTTAGCAACTAGTTTCTCTAAGAATAACTAATAGTATGACAAATTTTATACATACTATTGAAGGTGCTCTTTCTGCAGAAACCTGTACTAGTCTTATAAATCAGTTTGAAAAAAGCACAGACCTTCACGGTCCTGGTCATGCCGCAGACGAATCTGGTGTTCCTGCATTTTTACCTGATGTAAAACTATCTACTGATATAAGCATAGACTTTAACTATCAATACATTCCGGGTTGGGAAGCAGTAAAAGATTTAAATATCGCCCTTAACAATGGTATAGAAGAATACAAGAAAAAATATGAAACTGTTGATAAAATAGGCAGTTGGAAGTGTTATAGATGGTGGAATATCCAAAGATACAAGCCGGGCGAAGGATATTTTGAATGGCATTGCGAAGCCGCAGGGCTTGACAGTAATAGTAGAATCATGGCTTGGATGTTTAATCTAAATGATGTAAAAGAAGGAGGAGGCACAGAATTTAACTATGATTTTCCTTCACTGGAGCCAAAAAGAGGTAACTTGACTATATGGCCCGCATTTTGGACTCATTATCACAGGGGTATAGTAGCACCTAAAGAAACAAAGTATATTGCAACCGGCTGGTGTGTTTATGAAGAAAATTGGCGAGACTAGTTACCAAAAAAGAATTAAAATTTGCAAAACTTGTCCTAATTATATTCACTTTACAGGACAATGCAAAAAGTGTTGGTGTTTTATGAATATAAAAGCCAGAATAAAAAACAGTAAATGTCCTGAATCTAAGTGGTAAGATTCTTTTTTAGTTTTTTATTATTACTCATTTTACCTAAAAAAGTACTATGATATTCTACTTTATCGTGTAATTTATTGTATTCTTTATCATCTACTAAATGGTGCTTAATTTGCACCTTTTTATCAGTTAACGGTATAATATGCATTAGAGGAGTGTTATTTTTAACTTCGTATCTAGCATCTTTTGCAGGAACAAACATATTAACATTAGAAACTACTTGATTTTTAAAATCAACTACACCAGGCGGCATATTAAAATCAGGATAAGAAGTTAAATGATTCCAAACAGGTTGAAATAATAAAAATTTTACTCCTGATTTTTCTTTTAGATACCAAGGACTTATAATTTTTAAGTGTATTTTATCTTTTAAATAATTTCCAAACTGGTTACTCATATGACTATTCATTGTGCTTTCTGGATTAGAAAATTGAAATGCATATTCACCTGTTTCTTTTGTTTCAAAAACTAAATCTGCCCATAAAGGTAATACAAACCCTTGATTATATAAATCTATAAATCCACTACAAGTTCTCATTGTAGGAGTTTTTACATTTATGCCTACGCTGTTTGGCAAATTTAGATATCCTGGTATTTTTTTCCACCACTCGGGTATAAACTTGTTAGCATGTTGTATAGGAAAGTATTCATACACCCCTGTAACATTTGTAAATGCATCTATTGTTATTTTAGATTTTTTAAAAAATATCATACACTAAATTCCAACCAAGTGTTCATCATATACTTATTTCCAATCAGTGGAGGATTTCCTCGGTGAGTATGTGTCCAGCCGCCCGGACAAATTACCAATCTTCCTTGTTTAGGTTTTATCCTTTTTGATTGATATAAAAATTCTGTTTCTCCACCTTCTTCGATATCATTCAAATACAGCATTACAAGCAATAATCTTCTACCTGTAGCAATACTGCCATGTTCGCAGTGCCATATATGATAGCCTTCTGAAGGTTGAGTTTTTTGTATCTTAATACACTCAGAAACATTATAAGATGCTAAAGAGTCTAAAGTACCATATTTTTCCGCATATATTGTATGGCACTGCCATAATGCTTCAGAAAAAGATAATGAAAGATTATGGTTAATACTCATTTGTATGGGATCATTTTCTAAATCAAAAGCATATATAGAATTATCTTTTGAATTTTTTGGAATGTTTTCTAATTGTTTTCTTGTTCTAGTCTTGCCATATTCTGCCCGTTGCTCGTAGTGATCTATTACTTGTTTGCAATACTCCGGAGATACAACATTATCAAAAATTCCTATAAAGTCGTCTATTTTATAATTAAGCACTTGTTATTCCTTCTTCGTGTAATGGCTTCATCCAATTAAATGCGAGGCTAATTCTAGTATCGTCATCCTTATTTGCTTCTACACTGTGGGGAGACCAACTTGGAAAAAATACAGCCAACCCGGGCTCGGGTGTAATGCTAAACATTCCGCTACTATATTCATTTGGTCCTGTAAGAGGAAATGTAACTACACTGTTATTTGGGCGTGTATCGTGAAAATTTATATTTCCGCTACCCTCTTGACATTTAACATAATATGCCGCACTATAAAAACAATTAGGATGAGTGTGTTTTTCCATTCTTTGCTTGTATTGATACATTTGACACCATGCACTAGTCATCCATGTATCCGGCGTAAAGGATAAATGCGACTGAATATAATCCATGGCTCCGTTAAGTTTACTCCACAGATCTTCAAATTCTGTCCAAGTTTTATGAATTTTTATGTCTGTTTGCCAACCGTATGTTTTTGATATTTTTTCTTCTTCCGGAAGATTTTCTATCTTCTCCAAAATACGTTTGTTGATATTCTCATAGTCGTCTATTTTTACTGTGAATATACAAGTTGGAAAAACATTGTGTTGGTTAAGTGTCATATTCATATAGATAATTATCCAACAAATATAACTACATATATGGAAATGATTGCTAGACAAAAAAAATCTAATGAGTTTGTAGGTATTGCAGACTTATCTGGCCGACATGATAATAGAGTATTATCAAATATAATAGTTAATAGCATAAATCCAAAACAAGACGGAAAAAACGTTTTTGCAAAGATGACTGATTGGAATTTATGCGTAGATTATCCTCCGTTTAGTGACTTAGGAACAGATATTTGTCAAAATTTTGTATACGATTATTTTTTAAGTGTTTACGGTAACTTTGAAGATGTAACAAAACAAAAATTAATAGTTCCGGATATGTGGGGAATAGTATACAATGGCAATGGAAATGATCATACAATTACACACAGCCATCATTGGAATCATACTAGTTTTGTATATTATGTAGATGTAGGTGATGATGTAAGTCCTATTGTTTTTGATGATTACGATAATTTGACTATCCAGCCTAGCAATAGTATGCTACTACTTTTTGATAGCAGAGCAAAACATCATGTTCCTGCATATAACGGTACAAAGTCTAGGGTAGTGATTGCAGGAAATATTGAAATATTGAAATTAGAATTATATAGAGATATTTTACAAACAAATAAGGTAAAAGTATAAATGGAAATAGTAGGAGCCTTTCAAACACCTATTATGGTGTCTACTATTGAACTTCCTGAAATTAATCATCTACATTGGGTTAGAAAACAATTATTTCAACAAACTTCTCCGAATATTCAAGAAGATAAATTACTCGACAATTTCTGTAAAAATATTTGTAATACTGCTACAAAATTAGCAATCAATCTTGGATATAAAAATACAGAGTTTTTTATTACACAGATGTGGGCAAATAAGTATAAAGCATTAGAAGGAATACATACACATCATCATGCTAATAGTTTTTTTAGCGGAGTTATATACTTTGACGATGTTGGTTCTACTGTATTTTTAAGAGATAGTAATGTAAAAAACATTTTACAATTACCTCTTCAAGAGGATACTTCTTTTAATAATAACATGTATGAAGTTCCTTCGGCTAAAGGTAGAATAGTAATATTCCCTAGTTATATGGTACACTATAGTACAAATAATACTAATTTAGACAGAACAACTATTAGTTTTAATCTATTACCTAAACAATTAGGGGATTATAACGAGTATAATTTTGTAGAAATTAGACAATAATATCTAAAACTGTTTGTAGTTTTTCTTTGATTGCTTTGTTTTGTAATGTGTTACGCAAACCTACATGTAGTGGTTTAGGCCAAGCATTTGAATTTACCCAAGCATAACCACAATGTTCGTTGTTTAGCGTAGGAATAAACTCGCTATCAACAATAGCAAGATAAGTATGAAAGAAAAATTTACTGTCGTTTGAAGTAAACATTTCTAATGGAATAACTTTTTTAATTAGAGGCGTTTTACCTACTTCT